TTCGCTGACCTTTAGCCCTAAATATGGTTTCCCAGCCTTTGAGGTGTTTTTCCAAGCGGAGACACTGTATTTTGTGCCGCCGATGGTAACCTCACCCCTCATATCAGGGCGCGACTCCTTGTCCCCTTTGTCGTTAGGGAATAGAGCGCCTTTCATTTCATTGTCCATTTATCTGATCCTTTCTTTTGCTAAACTTGGCGATAATGGATTGGTCAGTCGGCCTGACCCGATTGAACAATGCGAGGAGATCATCCTGCGTCTCACACATTGCCAATTCATCGTCCAGCGATTTGGCTGGGGCAAATACCGCCCCTGCTGGCGGGGAAGAAGCACCAGCAGGGGGAGCGCTCTGAGGTGGGGAGGAAGTCACCTTAGGCGCTTCATTAGCGCGGTTGCCGTCATCATCTTCATCGGCAGGGATGCCGTAGATGGCCTGCAACCCATAACGTTTTGCATATGTAATGGCCGACCCCATCTTTTGCGGATCGGTGGCGTCCTTTGAGATAACCGGCGTGCGGCTTTCGCGCGTCTCGCCGCTAACGTGCATCAAAGCGGTGCGGACAAATATGCGGGTGTCCTCAAAGTCTACCTCTTGGGTAAAGGCAAGGCCAAACTGGCCGGCCGTTCTTACGCATTCCACGATGTCTTGGAGCGTGGAAAACTTACTCTTGAAATGCGGGTTCTTCCCGCTCATGGCCGCAGTTGGCTGTGTGGACTGCCACCCCGACAATGCTTTGGCTAGTTCACTCATTTCATCACCTCGATTTTTTTTGAGTTGTTTTTGGCAACCTTGACGCGGATGCCGTGTCCAAACGCCTCGCTGGCGTTTTTAGGGACGAGTTTCTTGATCTCTGTTTCTGCCTTCTTGAACGTGTCAGCCGCGCCAACGGTTTGCGTCCAGAGGTCAGCCCATTGCTTCCATTTCGGGTCGTGGGGTGTTTCGGTCATATCCACCGGCGCACGCTCCTCAGGCGGCACAGGGATATCAGGGCGCTCCATCTCATCGGGATAAAAACCAAGTTCGATGCAGGCCATAAAATATTTGCCAAGTTCGATCAGTTGCTGTGTGTATTCGCGGTCGATCTTGATCTCGTGAAAGGTCGGCATATTGCCGCCGCGCAATATAGACAGCAGGCCATAATCAACCTTGCGGCCATCGGCCTCTTCGAGCAGATAGGCGTTCCAATGCAATTGAGGCGTATATTTGCGGATCAAGCGCGGGATAACGTCGGCGTATTCTTCGCCGCGCATCGGCCTGCCCAGCGTAAACTTTGCGTCAAAGACGGCTGTCCGGCCTTTGTAATTGCGCACAGCGCCATCAAGCGTGCATCTCATAAAAGGATGCTCTGTGCCTCGAATGACGCGCTGGCGATCAATTATTTTGATTTGCTGGGCAACCTGACACCATTCGGTGTTCAACTCTTCGGTGACGTGACCCATGACAACCGGCCAGACCATAGAAAGGTCTGCGGATTTGCCTTCGGTCTTTTCTTCGAATAGGTCGTTAATTTCGCGGGGATCACCGGACGCAAGCCGGTTAATATCAGACCCGCCTATTGTGTTACGGCGCTCCTCAAGGGATTTGCCGCCCATCTGAAACTGGCGGAAGAAGGCCGGTGTTTCCGCCGGCACTTCTTCGCTTTTGACGTTAGGAGCATCATTTTCCATGCCCCTTTATAACATTAGGGCATAGTTTAAGCAAGCATATATGCTTATATTATGCTCATACTGCTCTGGCCAGTTTGATGCCAAGAACCGGAGCGCGGAACACCACGTTCTCTAGAAGTTCTTGTTCTTCCGCATCTTTGAGCGTTGTGAAAACGTCAGCCCCTAAATACTGCCGAACAACAGCAACCTGCCGGTTGCCTTTTGACAGCACAATCACCGCCAGATCGTCATCGACTAAAGGCTGGTCAGGATCGCAATACAGCAGATCCCCATGATTGAGGCGGGGCATCATACGAGAGCCGCAGTTAAAGATAGAGAAAGCGCGCGGCGCATCGATCAAAAAAGGCGGTCGTTCTGTGCGCGAAGCCATCGCCATGTCAAATCGGACGCTTTCGCCATCCGGTTCGGTCAAAGCGTAGACAGGCATATCGCGGTCAGTTTCAACGGGATGTTCGTATTTCGAAGGCCTAAGGATTGCGTCCTCATCGCAATCTAGAAGTTCCATCAAAGTTGTTAGATGTGTTCCAATCCTTCTTTTGCCTTGCTCAATTCGGCTGTATTCAGCCTGATTGATGCCAAGACGTTGAGCCACATCGGCTTGGGTTAGTTTTTGCTTGTTGCGCAAAACGCGCAGATTGTTGGGATGATCCATCACCTTTTCTTTCGGATGTGAGTTCGTTAAAAAACCCGACTGTTATTGCCGTCTGGTTGTCAGGGTTGCGCGCCGCGAAACTTAAGCATTTAGGCGGTGCAGTTGGTGGGCTTTGCCAGTTTGTAACTGACAGCCCAAAGAAGCCTATGGCGTTGTTCATACCTATCTCCTTTTACTTTAAGGCATATATACATTAGGCGTAACGGCGCATAAATGCCAGATGTTAGTTGCCAGTAATGTGGTTTTTGTTGACCCCACGCATAAATGCGTTATTATGCCCCATAATAAATAAAACATAATCTTGTGTGTGAGATATGAAACTAAACCAATATCTTGTGAGTGAAAGCATCACCCAATCCGAATTTGCGAAGCGCGTCGGGGTTTGCCAAGCCACAGTCCACAAATGGCTGTATGGCCGAAGCGTCCCATCTGGGCGGCGGATTATGCAAATACACACGCTCACCAGCGGTGATGTGTCGATTGACGATTGGGTTCAGCAAAAAGGAGAAGACGATGCCTGCAACAACTAAGACCGATGGCCGGAAAATTCAGTGGTCAATGGAGCGCCGGATGCGGCACAGCAACGCCATGAAAAAGGTCTGGGAAAAGAGAAAGGCGGCGCAAGAGACCGGCTTTGTTGCATCAATCAAACGGTTCTTTATGGGGCTTTAATGGGAAAGTCTCAGCGAGACAAAGGATACCGCACGGAGAACAACGTGCGGATTAAAGCGGTAAGTCACGATCTCGCGGCTTACCGCGTTCCTCTTTCCGGTGGCGCAAGCATCAAAGGTGATGTGGTCGTCACCGGCAAGGGGGGCGATTGGGTGATTGAAGTCAAATGCCGCAGAGACGGCTTTAAGCAAATCTATGAATGGCTTGGCGATAACGATGCGCTGGTCATTAAAGCAGATAACAAGCGTGAATTGGTCGTCCTAGATATGGGCGACTTTTTTGATTTATTGGCAGGGAAACATGATTTGTGCTGATTGCAGAGCCAAACACGGGATGCACAAGATCAAGAACCATCCAAATGGTCGGGTCGAGTTTCTTCGATGCGATCTCTGCGACCAAGCATTTTTTATGTCTTTCCCGAACAAAGAACGCAAGGTTCTGCCGTCCGATTATAGGGACGATTGGCAGGATGTTAATGAAGTGACCGAAAGAGATTTGAGATTTGATCGAAGTAAGCCTTACCGATTATGAACTGGCGATGGCCGCAAACGCCGCCTGCCTGCGCAATATCGCGGCGGTAAAGCGGGGATATAAGTCCAAGATTGAAGATCAGCAGTGGCAGAGCCATATTGAAGGCGCTTGTGGTGAAGTCGCGGTTGCGAAAGCAATGGGCAAATATTGGGGCGGATCGGTCAACAGTTTCAAATCCAGCGGTGATATCGACTCAACCGGCTGGGAAGTTAGAACACGATCAAGCCACAATTTTGATCTGATCGTCCGTGAAGATGATCCTGACGGTCGGGTCTTTATCTTGGTGACCGGACGGTCGCCGAACTATTGCGTCTGGGGATGGATCAAATCAGAGGACGCAAAACAACAAAAGTGGATTAAGGACTATGGTGGGCATGGTGAAGCCTACTTCGTCCCGCACTCCGCTTTACGGCCTATGGGAGAATTACATGAGTATTGAGGCGGTAACTTGGGCGTTTCGCCAGCGCATAGACGACCCAACAGCGAAGTTGGTGCTACTTGGCATCGCGGACAAATACAACGAAGACAGAGGCTACGCTTGGCCTTCAATCGCAA